CCGACACAAAAGATGAAGGTAGAACCCATGACTCTGAAAGCGTTAGTCCGTGAGCGTATTGAGGCAGGTAAAGACATGCCAACGGAAATCTTCGGGGTGTTCTCGGAGAATAAAACTACAATAAAAAGGAACAAATAAACATGAACCAAGTAGCAATAAAAAAAGAAGGAGCTTTAGCGACAAATTTATTTGAAGCTGATGCAAACCAAGGTGCTCAAAATATATCGCAGGAAGATCTTGCGTTACCTTTCTTAAAGATTTTGGGCCAACTATCTCCAGAGGTAAATAAAAGAGATGGAAAATATGTCGAGGGCGCAGAACCTGGCAAAATAATCAACACTGTTACAAATGACTTGTATGACACAATTGATGTTGTACCTTGTCATTACAAGAGACAGTACATTGAATGGCAAGATAGAGGTACCAGTAGTGGTGCACCTGTTGCAATTCATGAAGCTGATAGCGATATCATTAGTCAAACGACTAGAGGTAAAGATTATAAAGATAGATTACCAAATGGTAACTACCTAGATAACACTGCTAATCACTTTGTGCTAGTTCTCGGTAAGAATCCACAAACAGCTTTGATTTCTATGAAGTCTACTCAATTAAAAGTTAGTAGAAAATGGAACTCAATGATGATGGGTTTAAAAATGCAGGGTAAAAACGGTTTATTTACACCGCCCACTTACAGCCACATTTATAAACTATCAACCGTTCAGATGTCTAACGACAAAGGAACATGGTTTGGTTGGGATGTAGCTAAAGTTGGCCCAGTAGAAGATAAATCATCCTACGAGATGGCAAAAGCTTTTGCAATCAGTGTAGGTAAAGGTGAGGTAGAGGCCAAACCAGAAAATCAAGAAGTAAAGAAAACTTCAATAGATTTATAATATCCTAGGTGGTGGGCGTCTAAGCGAGAGTGGAAACGCCCACTTATTTTATGTTAGAAAGATTTATAAATATATTTGAAGGTTTAGAGTCTGCTTACGGTCAATTTAAAAAAGAAAACAATAGATTGTCTATAAAGGTAGAGGGCAAACCGTGGGTGGAAAAGAGACCTATTACAAAAGAACTTTGGCAGAATCATTTAGATGGTATCGGACCAAACTTGGGTGTGTTCCCATTAAGAAGAGACGGAACTTGTAAGTGGGGTGCAATAGATATTGATGAAAATAATTTTGATTACAAAGATTTACTAGAAAGAATAAGAAAGCACAAACTACCTTTGATAATGTTTAGATCAAAAAGTGGTAGGGCTCACGTATACATGTTTATGAAAGATTTTACTTCTGCTAAAGAAGTAAAATTAGTCATGAATAAATTTGCAGCTAAACTAGGTTTAGCCAATATTCTAGATAGAGTTTATCCAATGCAAGAGTCTTTAGGTGAAAATGATTTTGGTAGTTGGTTAAACATGCCTTACTATAATCAAGAAGAGGGTTCTACGTATGCTTACAAAGATGATTTTGATAGCGCAACAATAGAAGAATTTTTTGAAATGTATGATAGTTATGCTCAAGAAGATTTAACAGTACATTTAGTAGAAGAGGTAAAGCAAAATATAAAAAAACCAAAAGAAAAAAAATTAGAGGATTTATTTTTACCTTGTGTAAAAAATTGTCTTGCAGAAAACAATAACAAAATTCCTAGTAATATAAACAGGAATGATTTTTTATTACACAAGTTTACCTGGTCTAATCGTGCTATAGAAAAAGGTATTAAAAGTATAGCAGAGTTTTCTAAGTTTGATTCAAAAATTTTATTAAAATTTTTTAATAAAAACTTTTTAGAAGAACCTTTAGATGAAAAAGAAATAGAGCAAACAATATTTAAATCAGAAGATAGAGAGTATAATTATCTTTGTAAAAAACCAAACATAAAAAAATATTGTGATTCCTCTGCTTGCACTAGACACACTTGCGGAATAACTCCCATGGAGGCTGAACAATTAAAAGAAGCAACACAAGCTTTAGGAAACATAACATGTTATTTAAGTAAACCACCAATATATTTTGAAAGTGTCGATGTAAAAAATGAAAATGGAGACGGGTACAAAAGAATAAAAATAGAAATGAAAGGAGAAGATTTAATAAATAAACAGAAGTGGGTTAATAACTTAGCAAATCAAGGACATTTTCCACACATATCTTTAATAGAAATGAAAACTAAGGACTTTCTTGTAATGCAATATGAAAGATTACAAAATCAATTATATGAAGCAGCAGATGAGGAAGCGTCAGAAGATTTTGAATTTAAATCTTTAATATATAATTTTATAAAAAAGACTACGGTTAGTTACGACAAATCAGCTTTGTTTAATCAAGGCTGTTATGTAAATCAAGAAACAAAAGAATTAGATTTTAGATTACCTAATTTAATGAATTATTTAAAAGCAAGAAACATAAAAATAAATGTTAACGAACTAACTTTTAAATTAAAAGAAATTTTAAAAGCGAGAAAAGTAAATGGAACTGTTTATGATGAAGTTCTTAAACAAAACAAATCATGTCCAACGTGGAGATTTGAAGCAGACACAAACGAATATGTTGTTCAAATAACAGGGACGGAGAGGAAAGTGATAGAGCATGACGAAAAAGATTAGGATAGCAGGTCCTCCAGGCACTGGTAAAACTACAAAACTAGTAGAGATATATTATAATCACTTAATAGATAAATATTCTCCCGCTGATATAATAGTTATTTCGCATACTAATACAGCTGCAAACCATATAAGAGATAAAATATATTCTGATGAAAGCATACAAGAGTATCAAGAAAAAACAGGTAACGAAATATTTAGATTAATAAAGCAGTCAAAAGAAACTTTAAAAGAAAACGTTAGCACCATACATAAATTCTGTAAAGACAGAGTGATAGGAGATTCTTTTTTAATAGAGGATTATGAAATATTAATAAACATACACGAGCTTTTTAACAAATATACATTTGGTAAAAATTTTCAAAGTGTTGACCTATTGTTTAAGAAACATCCATTCTTTAAATTTATGAGCATGGCACGAGATAATGGTAAAAATTTTTTAGACTACTACAGAAGTCTAACTTATAAAGAAAAAGAAGAGTACAAGTACGAACCAGAAGAACTTATTGATTTAGAAAAAAAGTATACGACGTTTAAAAATAATGAAAAGATAAATGACAGATCAAGAAGCATTTTAGATTTTCAAGACATGGTGCAAAAGTTTTCAGATAACGAACAAACATCAGAAGAGGTTTGTGCTGATATTAAAGTATTAATAGTAGACGAAGCTCAAGACTCTAGTGTAATACAAAGAAAAGCAGAGAGGGTCATGTCGAAGAATGTAGAATATTTTTATAAAGCAGGAGATCCTGATCAATCTATATTTGAGTTTGCAGGAGCCGACCCAGACTCTTTTCACAAAGAGTTTGCAAGACCTGAAATAGAATTAGAGCAAGGCCACAGGTGTCCAAGATTAGTAAATGAATACTGTAAGGATATTATTAAACCAATATGGCAACACTATAATTATTCTAGAGTATGGAAACCAAGAGAAGAAAATGGTGTAGTTGTAGAAGGTGAAATATTTGAAATGTCTGATTTGGCGCAAGACCCTTTTGCGTCAGAATTAAGAAATAGAATATTAAACACGTCAGAGGATTTTGTATTTACTTACAGAGGAAACGAACCGACCAACATGATATCGTATTTAAAAGAACTTGGCATGCCAATTAAAGTTCCAAAGAATGCAAAACTTAAATTTAAATACCCAACTGTAGAAATAAATAATCATAGAGCATTTTTATCTTTATCACGTAGAGAAAACGTTTCACTTGCTAAAATTAGATCGATGTTAAAAAGTGTAGATACACAATATCTTGCCTCTGATAAAAATATAGAAGATGAAGATAGAGGAAGTTATGATAAAAAATGGTTGGTAGAAAATAAATATTTAGTTCCAGGTGTTATGGATACGGACGATTTTCAATTAATAAATAAAATAAATTCAATAATAGAAAAAAATTACATAAGAAAAATTGTCAATAATAACAGAGATTTAGACAATAAAAGAATATTTTTAGAAAATATACACACCATAAAAGGTAAAGAATTTGACAACGTCGTTTTAGACATGACGTTAACAAATGAAGAAGAGGATTTTGTAAAAAGACGTATGGCTTTCGTAGCATGCTCTAGAGCAAAGAAGACTCTTTGGACTATAAAAAGTAGAACAAATATAACATTACACAGGAGGGCATATGACGCATAAAGATATATTCAAAGAAGCGTTTCCACAGAACAGACAAATCGGTGGATCACATTATAAAAATATGAAAATACAGCCGTATGAATTTATATCAAAAAATGATCTTTCGTTCTTTCAAGGCAACGTAATAAAATACGTCTGCAGGTACAGGTTGAAAAATGGTGTACAAGACCTAGAAAAGATTATACATTATTGCGAGTTGGAAATAAAAAAATTAAAAGATAAAAAATGATAGCACCAGAGTTGTCAGAGGTGAAGATAGAAGACGGTGAAGTTGTTGCTGTTGACTTAGAGACACACGATCCAGACCTCAAGACCCACGGATCAGGGGCCATAGTTGGCAAAGGTAAAGTGTGTGGTATCGCTTTGGCATACGGAGATAAGAAATTTTATTTTCCAATAGCACACAAAGGTTCCGCATCTAATCTTGCTCCTAGTCTTGTGTGGAGAAGTTTAAATAGAAAAATTTTTCAAAATAACAAAGTTACAAAAGTATTTCACAATGCAATGTACGATGTATGTTGGATAAGATCTGTTACAGGAATGATGTTAAAAGGTCCTGTGTATGATACTATGATCGCTGCATCCATCATAGATGAAAACAGATTACGTTACAGCTTAGATTCTCTAGCAAAAGATTATCTTGGTGAATCTAAATACAAAGGTGATCTAACTGATAGAGCTTTAGAAGAACACGGAGTGTCAGATCCTATGTCTAACATGCACCTACTACCATATGATTTAGTTAAAGATTATGCAGAGCAAGATGTAAACCTCACACTTCAATTATGGAAAAAGTTTGAAAAAATAATTAAAACTCCAGTAAATACAAAATCAAAAAACAAAAAAACTTTAGAAAACATTTTTGATTTAGAAACTAGACTGTTTCCTTGTCTTGTAGAGATGAGATTTAAAGGTGTAAGAGTTGATGAAGAAAAAGCAAAACTATTAGGAGAAGAATTAAAAAAAGAACAAGCAAAAATAGTTGAAATTATAAACAAAGAAACAAAAATAAGTGTAGACATATGGGCTGCAGATTCAATCCAACCTTTACTAGAGCAACAAAAAATTACTGATTACAAAGTAACACCGAAAACGGGGCGAGTTAGTATAACAAAGTCTTATTTAGAATCACACCCCAATAAATATTTAAAAATGATTGCAAAAGCTAGACAACTTGATAAACTATTTAACACTTTTGTGCACGGTATTTTAAAATTTGTTCATAAAGGTAGAATTCACGCAGAAATAAATCAAATAAGATCTGAAAAAGGTGGTACGGTCACTGGAAGATTCTCCATGTCTAATCCAAACCTACAACAAATTCCATCAAGAAGTGACCAAGGCAATAAAATAAGAGGTCTATTTCTTCCAGAAGAAGATCACAAGTGGGCATCATTTGACTACTCACAGCAAGAGCCAAGACTTGTCGTACATTATGCTTTAAAAAATGGTCTACATGGAGCGGACGATATGGCAGATGAGTATAATAAAAATTCAAACACAGACTTTCATGAGATAGTTGCAAGGATGGCTAAAATAACAAGAAAACAAGCAAAAACCATTAATTTAGGCCTTTTTTATGGCATGGGTAAAACAAAATTAGCAAGATCTCTAGAGTTAGAAGATGACGAAGCAAAAGAATTATTTAATCAGTATCATACAAAAGTGCCTTTTGTAAGAAAGTTATCAAATGGTCTTCAAGATTTTGCAGAAAAAAATAAAAATATTTTTACGTTAGAAGATAGGTTCTGTAGGTTTGACAGATGGGAACCTGTAAACAAAGAATGGAACGCTGAAAAAGGTGTGTTTGAAATTAGCGAATACAAAGAAGTAGAAGGTAAAAAACAAATAGTGAGGTCTTCGGTGCCTATATTAAAAAGAGAAGAAGCAGAAAATAGATATCTTGCAAACAAAGTGAGAAACCAAGAAGTAAATGATCCTAATTGTAAAAATTTTGAGGACTACTACAGGCCAGCATTTACATACAAAGCTTTGAATAGATTAATACAAGGATCAGCTGCTGATATGACAAAAAAAGCAATGGTCTTATTATTTGAAGCAGGTATTGTTCCACACATACAAATACATGATGAACTTTGTTTTTCAATAAAGACAGAAGACGAAGCTAAAAAAATAAAAAACATCATGGAAAATGCTATTAAATTAAAAGTGCCTAACAAAGTAGACTATGATTCTGGTCCAAATTGGGGTACAATTAAATGAGGATAAATTATGGCTTATTTAAATGGAAACATACCTGTAGAGTATGCACAAATCAGAAGAGAGTATTTATATGATCTTAAAAAACATCATGGAGAAGTCGAAGACTGTATTATCTTCGGTGTTACATGTATTACTGGGCGTGCTTTATTATTTCATGCAATCATGGAAAATGGTGCAATCTTTTACAGACTCCCTATTACGGCGTTTATTCAACGTGGATTCAAAGTCACT